GAGGTGAAATTTTTGTTTTAACTCGTTTAGATCATTATTTAAAAGTGAAAGGAGGAAAAAATAAAAAATAATTTAACTCAAAAACAATTTAATTTGTTGAATAAACATTTTGTTAAGAAAAAATCTATTAAACAAATTTCAAAAGAAGAAAAAGTATCTCCTCAGGCATTATATGACAGATTAAATAGAATTAAGAGAAAAGGAATTAATCTTAATTTTATGAGACACCAAAACCTTTAAAATATAAAACCATAAGTTCAGTAATAAAATAACTTACAGATTTTCTATATTAAAAAACCTTTAATATTTGATATATAGTAAGGGACGTTATGAATATAGATAAACTCTCAGTTAAACAAATCCAACAAAAGTATAATTGTGATAAATCGATGGCAATCAAATTAAAATCTATTTATACAAAACCACATACAAAAAAATCTGATGTTTATTCTATATACAATAAAAACAAAATTGTTTCTTTAAAAGAAGAAATAACTCCTGATAAAAACTCAACACAAATATTTGATGAACTTCTTGATATTTATGGTGATGAGTTAAAAAACACAAAGTAATAATCTCGGTTTCAACACTTATCACTTTTTTTTATGAAAATAAAAATACATAATATAGACGATTTAATATTTGCTGAATATAATCCACGTCAGCTCACAAAAGATCAATATCAAAGTCTTAAAGATTCGATTCAACGATTTGGTTTAGTAGATCCAATAATTATTAATAGCAATGATGAAAGAAAAAATATTGTAGTTGGAGGACATCAAAGATTAAAAATTGCTAAGGATCTAAACATTGAAAAGATACCATGTGTTGAATTAGATCTAACAATTCAGCAAGAAAAAGAGTTGAACGTTAGGCTTAATAAAAATACTGGTGAGTGGGATTGGGATGCTTTAGCAAATTATTTTGAGATTGATTCTCTTCTTGATTGGGGTTTTAAACATGAAGAGATTTTTATGGATCAAGATTATGCAACAGCTTTTGAATTATCAAATGAAGAAAAAGAGCCAATTCAAAAATTAACTTTTACAGTTGCTGATGATCAAGTTGAAACAATTCAAAAAGCAATTAAAAAAGCAAAGAAAAATGATTTCAGCAAATTAAGCAACAGCAATAAAAATGGGAACGCTTTATGGTGGATCTGCAATCATTATGAATAAAGCTAAAGACGTTCAATTAAAAATTATCCCATCAAAAATTGCAAATGATTTTATAAAAAAAACACATTATTCAGGCAAGGTTGCAGTAAATAGCAATCTTCATTTTGGAGCTTTTTTAAATAATGTTTTACATGGGGTCATGAGCTTTGGAAGTCCAATAGATAAAAGAAAAGTTATTGGATTAGTCAAAGATACTAAATGGAATGAAATGCTTGAATTAAATCGAATGGCATTTGATGATAAACTTCCAATCCATTCTGAAAGCAGATGTCTTGCGATAGCATTTAGAATGATCAAAAAAAATGCACCTCATATAAAATGGATTCTTTCGTTTGCAGATGGAACTCAATGTGGGGACGGAACTATTTATAGAGCTAGTGGATTTGTTTTAACAAGCATTAAAAAAAACACATCTATTGGATATTCTGAAAAAACAAAAAGCATTGTTGCAAAGCATGGAGTAACTGCAAAGAAATATGGAAAAGTCATTCCATTAAAAGGGTATCAATTAAGATATATATATTTTATGAATCCAAACGATAAAGAAAAATTAACAATTCCAATGATTCCTTTTTCAAAAATTAAAGAAATGGGTGCATCTATGTATAAAGGTAAGAATTGCCATTCTAGTGTAAATGGAAGCACATCATCTATCCAAGATGAAAGTAGAGGTTCGATACCTACTGAATGGCTCAGCAATTATGCCTGATAAAACAGGAGATAACAGGAACTCTGATGGCACTTTTAAAAAAGGTGTTAGTGGAAATATCAATGGAAGACCTAAAGGATCTCAATCAATTCCTGATATATTAAAAAAGATAGGATTTGAAGAGGGAACAAAAGAGGGTCATTCTAAGCTAGAAGTTGTTTTAAGAAAAGTTTTTCATTATGCCTTGCAAGGTAAATCATGGGCTGTTGAATTTATAGCAAATAGAACTGAAGGAAAAGCTGTGGAGAGGACAGCAGATGTATCAGACAAGTGGCATGAAATCGTCAGATCAGCACACTCTGAGCCTGAATAAAAGTGCTTATTTCAAATCAATTGGATATGAACCTGAACCTATACAATGGGAAGTGCATAATTCTAAAGCAAGATTCAGAGTCAATATTCAAGGTAGAAGATCAGGTAAATCTTACAGTGCATCAAGAGAGGCAGAACTCGGAATACTCAAAGCAGATTCAAGAGGGTGGGTAGTAGCTCCGAGTTATGAACTTGCACATAAAATAGGAAGAGAAATATTCAGCAATCTAATCTTGAAGTATAGATTGCCAACGATCACAAAAAAAATAATCAATGGTCAGTTATTTTATGCCAAGTTTCTTAATAACTCTGAGATTTGGATCAAATCAGCAGACTCTCCTGATACCAGTTTAGTAGGTGAAGGTCTAGATTTTTTAATCATTGATGAATGTGCTTTACTTCCTAAAAGAATTTGGGAGCAGTATCTCAGGCCAACTTTATCAGACAGACAAGGATGGTCATTATTTACTTCAACTCCAAGGGGTTTTAATTGGATCTATGATCTTTATTTGAGAGGCCAATCAGAAGAGTTTCCTGATTGGGATTCTTGGCAACATCCAAGTTATAGCTCTAAATATTTTAAAGATAACATTGAAGATCTAAAGAATGAGCTAACTAAAGAAACTTATCTTCAAGAGTATGAAGCTCAATTTACATCGTATGCAGGTAAAGTATATCCGTTTGATAGAAATAAGCATGTTGGAAAATATCCTTTTATTAAAGAGTGGGATACATTTTGTTCGATAGACTTTGGTTACAGAATGCCATCAGCAGTCTGGTTTCAGGTTGGCAAGGTTGATAATGACGTTCAGGTTCATATTATAGATGAGATCATTCATGAAACAAATATTAAAACTGAAGAATTGGTTCAAAAGATTTTACAAAAAGGATATCCCGTTCTCCCCACGAATTACTTCTGCGATCCTGCTGGAGCAGGGTTTCAAAGTATCTCAGGCAGTTCAGAGACTGAAATATTTAAAAGATATGGGATATTCCCAAAATTCAAAACAGATAAAATCAGCAGAAATATATCTTCAGGTATTGACCTCGTTAGATCATTCATTGAAAATGCTGAAAAAAAAGCAAGACTCTTTATTGATGAAAGTTGTAATGGAATCATAGAAGATTTTGAGAATTATAGATACCCTGAAAAAAAAGATAACCAAGCATTGAAAGAAGAACCTTTAAAGGATGGCAGACATGATCACGGTATGGATGCAGTCCGATATTTTTTTATTAACAAATTTCCAATCAAGAAGAGGGAGGTATTGGAAGTAAGCAGATGGTAATAATATATGTTAGTTCCTGATTTATCCTTACAAACCATAGTGCAATCTTTAAAAGATTACATTGATACCTCGCATTATAATGAGAATGAAGACAGACTCAAGATAATGAATTATTATGAGGGTATTAATTTAGAAGAAGAGGTCATGAATTACTTTGATCCTAATGCTCTTCAATTTGCACCAATCCTTGCCACAAACATCACTAAAAAATTAATTGATGCTAGATATATAGCATATAAGTCTGCACCTGAAAGAACAGCAGATGATCGATATTTAGAACGATTAGGTGATCTAGATCAGGACATGATTGAGGTGGATAGATTAACTGGTCTTTTAGGAACAGTTGCAGTTCTCAGATATTATGATGAGGATAAAGATCGTCTTGATTCTCATATCATCACAGACTTTGAACCTATCTTCCAACAAAATAATCCTGATCCAATAGGCATTGTTTATCCATTGTTTTCACATGGAGACATGAGAGCAGAAGAACAGCAGTTTGTTTATTGGTCTAATGAATCTCATTTTAAAATTAAAAAAAGTGGTGAAGTGATCCACGTCAATGATGAAGATATAAATCCATTTGGTGTCGTTCCTATTGTATATAGTCATTTATATCCTATGCTAGGTAATGAGTTTATCAGAACTGGTAAAGGGAAGATGGTTGCAAATGCTAACCTTTTATATAATATTTTTGGCACTCAGTTATCTCTTGGAAATATGTATCAATCCCTCGGTCAAAGCGTATTAACTGGAGTTGATGAATCCACAAGATTAAAGATGGATGTGTCTAAGATGTTGGTTCTTCCTGAGGGTGCTAACTATTCTATTGTAAGTCCATCAGGATCATTATCAGAAATTAGATCTAACATGAAATTTATTATTGAAACCACAGCAGATGCGATGCACTTGAAAATGAAATGGGGAGATGATACATCAAGCACATCAGGTGAGCATCAGAGAATAATGGAAGTGGATCTTACAGAGGCAGTAATGTCTGACTTCGAACGATTCAGGAAATTTGAGAAAAAAAGATTTCAATTAGATAAAAGAATATTAGAAACAAATAATATCAATATTAATGATGAATACTCGGTTGATTTTAGTGAACCACATATCCCTGCAAGTCCACAGCAAGAACGTGAGGAATGGTTGTGGAAATGGGATAACGGATTGGCATCTAAAAAAGATTGGTTCAGGCATTATAATCCTGATTTTTCTGAGGAACAAATAGATCAAGCAATGGAAGAGATTCAGCAAGATGCTCAACCTAAACAACCACAAGCACAAACATTAGTTGAAAGATTAGTGCAGAATGCTTGATCCCAATTCTTCTTTAAAATATAGCATTATATATGCTGATCCTCCGTGGCAGTATAAAAGAAATGGCAACAAATCTGCTGAATCTGTTTATGATGTAATGACTTTAGAGGAAATAAAAGAAATGCCTATTCAAAATATAACAGAAGATCAGGCACATCTTTATTTGTGGGTAACAAATCCAATGATCAAAGAGGGTTTGCAAGTATGTGAATCTTGGGGATTTGAATACAAAACAATGCTGACTTGGGTAAAGACTTATCAAGATGGAAGTCCAATAATGGGGATGGGATATTATTTTAGAGGTTGCACAGAGCATATAATTTTTGGAGTAAAAAACAAAAAACTTTGCAACAATAAAAAAACAAAGAATATTATTTTTTCGAATCAAAGAAAACATTCCCAAAAACCAATAGAAGTCAAAGAACTTATTTTAAATGCAAGTGGGGATCTGCCTAGAATAGAACTTTTCGCAAGAGAAAAAACTGAAGGTTGGGATGCTTGGGGTAATGAATTATGAGTCCTCCTGAAAATTTTATGAGTGCATTAGGTGGAATCCAAAATAAACTCAACGATCAACTGCCAACTCTTGCATCAAGATTGGCAAGATTAAGCGATCAGGAACTCACAATCATTGCTAGAGAACTAGATTTTTTTCAGGAGTTAAACAGACTTGGTTATAGTGATGCTTTAACTGATTTAATGAATGAATATGATGACGTGGCAACAAAAGTATTTAATCAGGCAAGATCCAGAGGATTGCAGGTTCAGGTAGCAACAGCACAGAATCTTGAACTCATAAAAGAATTGGATGCAGGAACATTATTAGGCAGAGCAAGAGATTTCTCAAGCAGATATAAATCAGAATTATTAAGAGGGATTATTGCAGGAGAATCAGGAAGTCAGATTGTGGATCGTTTAACAGCCACGCTAGGCACAGAACTTACAAGTGGAAATTTAAATCTTATTGTTAATGATTCATTTGCAAAATTTAGCAACTCAGCAACGTTTCAGGCATTTGCAGACGAGCCTACAACAAGGTATAGATATGTGGGTGTTTTAGATGGAAAAACAAGAGATAGTTGCAGAGAAGTTTTATTAGATCAGAAAGCCAATAATCCCAAAGGATATACAATGGAGGAGATATTCAGTCTTCCAGTTGGGTATGATGACAGAGGTGGATTTAATTGTAGGCATGACTGGGTTGTAACATGAGAAATCAAGACATCCATAAGATACCAAGAAATATTTTTAAGAAAGCAGGAGAACTTGCAAAATCTAGAATTTTAGAAGATGCAAGTAAAGGAATCTTTCAAAACGAAAAAAAGAATCTAAGATATAAAAGTAAAAGTTATAGAAAATATAAAAGTAAAGGGATGGTTGGATCTAAAGGAAAATTAAAAGGGTTTGAAAATACAGGTATTGATACAACAACAAAATTTGTCAATATGAATCTAACTGGAGAAACAACACGAAGAATAAGTGTAAAAAATATATCTGATGGTTTCAAATTGGTATTTGCAAGAGGACAGATTGTTGAGGGTAATGCAAATAGACATGGGTATGATATTTTTGATTTAAATAAAAAAAATTTAAAAAGATTGTTCAGATTTTTTGAAACAAGAATTGAAAAGAATATAAAAGAATATACAAGCAAACCAGTCAATATAAGAATTGGGTAGCAAAGACTTAATCAATAAGGAGGACAGTATGTCCAAAGAGCAACAATCAGTTGAGGTTCAGGAGAACCAAGTAACAGAGCCAGTAGAAAAGGAGTCAGCTACTGGAGACATCAATGTGTCTGATATAATAGCAGAAAGCAAAAAGTACAGACAAAGATCACAGAAAGCAGAACAGAAGTTAGAAAAACTTCAGAAACAGCTTGATACTGATAGGCAGAAACAGATGGAAGAAAATCAGCAATGGAAAGAACTTGCAGAGGAACGTGCAAACAAAATCTCTCAACTCGAACCTATTGTAGAGCAATTCCAACAAACCGAACAGCAAATCAGAGCAGAACTGCTCTCTGACTTTCCTGAAGATGATCAGGATGACTTTAAGGATTTACCAACACCTGCATTGAGAAAAGTCCACAATAAACTATTAAAACAAAAAGTTGCAAGAACCGAAAGTTCAGTTGCAGGAATCTCAACAACTCCATCCAAGAGGATGACTGATATGAATCAAAAAGAGAAACGAGAGAACTGGCAAGGGATCATTGCAAGTTACAGAAATAAGAGGTAATTAAAATGGCAGAGGTAACAACAACCACAAGTGCCGTATTTATCCCAGAGCTGTGGTCTGAGGCAATCTTAGATTACGCTGAAAGAGAGTTCAGACTTGTGAATCAAGTGACTGATCTTTCTGCATCAGTACCAAACGGAGATATTTTACATATCCCAAAAGTATCTGAAGAGACAGCATCCACATTAAGCTCAGGGTCAGCAGTAAGTTACGGTGCAAATACAGATGGCGAAATACAGCTCACAGTGAACCAACACGTCTACGAGGCAAAGCGAATCGGCGATTTGGTTAAAGTACAGTCCAACCCCGACTTGTTCAGCATGTATGCAAGATCAATGGGATATGCAATCGCAAAGAAAATAGAGAACTATATCGCAGTTGATGTGCTACAATCAGCATCAGGTAACGATATTTCACTCAGTTCTGACAACACAGCGACAACAGCTCTCGTCAGATCAGGTCTTCAAAAGCTATTAGATGCAGGTCACAGTTATACAGATGGTGATACATTCATGTATGCATCTCCTGCATTCTTTTCAAGTCTTCTATCATTGCAAGATTTCACAGATGCAAGTAGAAGAGGCGATGGTGCAAATCCAAATGCAAGTGGAGAGCTTGGTTCTGTGTATGGTATTCCTGTTTTCGTATCGACCGACTTCGACGATGATGGAGGTTCAAATGATGAGACAGCGTGTATCTTTAAAAGAAGTGGTGTTTACTATGCATCACAATTAGCTCCAAGAGTACAAGAATCTTACGACATCGACTATTTGGCAACAAGTATCGTAGTAGATTCACTTTTTGGTGCAACTCTATCGCATAGTGCAAGTTCAACAGCTCTACCAGTTGTGAACTTTAACAATCCTTAATATTGGATCATAAGTAAGAGGGTGGGTTTCCACCCTCAATACTTAAAAGGAGATTTTAAATGGAATGGAAATATTTTAAAAAAGATGGAAGAGTAATTGGTAAATGGCAACCATCAGAAGAACGTATTCAAGAGTATTTAGATAATGGATACGAATTATGCGACAAAGATGGATGTGAATGTGTCGGAGGTGCTGTGGTTTTTTGTGAAGAACCAAAACCTAAAAAACATCCAAAGCCACCTAAACCAAAAAAAGGTAAAAAGTAATGCCAATTTATGAGTTTCAATGCAATAAATGTAAAATCGTTTTTGAGCGTTTTATGGATGTTTCTGGGTATAAGGCAGGTCAATGTCCACAATGCAAAAGTAAAGACGTTAGAGGGCTTATTAGCAAGGTTCAAACACGTTTTGGTAAAGACTTTTATGAAGAAGAATATAAAAAAGGGAGTTTCGATACTAATTAGGAGTAAAAAATGGCATCGGTAACTAATTTAACAAATCAAAGAATCGCAGATAGTTATGTTCAATTAATTCATACTGGGGATGACGGTGGTTTATCAAGCACAGCACTTGTGCTTTATGATGGAGATGGAACTGCTAGTGGATTAAAATTATCTACTGGAGGTATAGAATTAGAGGATAGTAAGACTATTAAATTAGGAACTGGAACTGATCTTCAGATTTACCATGATGGATCTAACTCATTCATTACTAATTCTACTGGCACTTTAAAGATTGCAACTGAAACATCAGGAATCGCTGTAACTATTGGTCATACCACATCTGAAACTACCATAGCAGATAATTTAACAGTCACTGGAAATGCCTCAATCGGAGGGTCATTAACAGTAACTGGTCAGACTACTTTTAACGGAGGTACATTAACTCTTGGAGATGCTAATACAGATAATATTGTGTTTGGAGGAGAGGTTGATTCTAATATCATCCCTGATGATGATAATACCTATGATCTAGGATCTTCGAGTAAAGAATGGAAAGATTTGTATGTGGATGGAATTGCTTATGTAGATGCAATTAATTTAAATGGAACTGCGATTTCATCAACAGCAACAGAAATAAATATTTTAGATGGAGACACATCTGCAAGTTCAACAACAATAGCAGATGCAGACAGAGTTGTTGTCAATGATAATGGCACAATGAAACAAGTCGCTGTAACAGATCTCAGTGCATATTTTGATGATGAAATAACTGCAATGCCAAATCTTGTTTCAACTGGTGCTTTAAATAGTGGATCTATTTCTTCAGGATTTGGTGCAATTAATAATGGATCATCTGCGATCACAACAACTGGATTAATATCAGGTGGTTCATTAGACATAGATGATGTATTAATTAATGGTTCAACAATCGGTCATACAGATGACACAGATTTAATTACTTTAGCAGATGGCATAGCAACAGTAGCAGGAGAGATAAGTGTTACCACGCTTGATATAGGTGGGACAAATGTAACAAGCACAGCATCTGAATTAAATATTTTAGATGGAGTTACAGCAACAGCATCTGAACTCAATTATAATGATACTGGATCTGCTGTAGGAACAGTTGTTGCAAGTAAAACAGTAACAGTAGATGCAAATAAAGATGTGGCATCTTTTAGAAATATAACACTCACTGGCGAACTTGATGCAGGTTCATTGGATGTAAGTGGAGATGCAGATATTGATGGAACACTTGAAGCAGATGCGATCACGGTTAATGGTAGTTCTTTATCATCTGTTATTGCAGGAACAACGGTTGCAAATGCAACTTTATCAGCAACAACAACGGTTTCAGATAGCACAGCGAATACAAACTTTCCAGTTGTTTTTCACGATGAATCTAATGCTTTGTTAGATGATACTGGAGCATTACGATATAATCCAAGTTCAGGAACTCTTTTAGTTCCTAATCTATCCGTTGCAGGAACAACAACAACTGTTGATACAGTTACAATGGAGGCATCAAATGCGATTATATTTGAGGGTGCTAGTGCTGATGCTCACGAATCCACTCTAACAATTATTGATCCAACAGCAGACAGAACGATCAATCTTCCTAATCAATCAGGAACTCTACCAGTTTTAGCAGTTGCAAGTACCACACAGATCACATCAACACCTGAAGAATTAAATATTCTTGATG